TTAACGATTCCGTATCTTCCTTGTTAACCCCCAAATTTTCCATCCCACCCATGTGATTAATGCCAATAAAGCAAGCCGTCCGGCCCATATCGAAAATTTTTGCCATTTCGTCAAATCTGCCGGGACGGGAATCTCTTTGTACCGGTCACGATAAACAATACTATCCCGAATTATTGTTTTCTCGGCATCTTTGACGGGAACGGCAACGGGATATGTGTGCGGCTTGTTCCGTAGGTCATGGTACAATGTTCCATCTGTACCGATCCGTGCGTCCGATTCTGCAAAGTCCGTTTCCAAGTGTGATGAACTATCGCGGATCTGTATTTGCGCCGACTGTGCGGGGACAGGAACCCTTACCGTATCGATCCGTATCTTCTCCGCGTATTCGGTCTTATACTCGACCCGGACACTGTCTTTTGACTCCGAGCGGATCGGCATTGCCTGGCGGCAGCACGATACGGCAAGCACTCCCAATATAACTACCAGTTTTTTCACGGCTCGAACTTGATTTCGTTAATGCGGTATTTCCATCCGTTGATAAACCGCTTCTGAGACGGTTTCTTTCGAACGATATTGTCCACGAAATTTAACCGGGCCTGTTTGATCTGAGCGAACAGTTCGCGGGGGTCGCGGGCGTTCAGTGCGGCAATGGTTTTAGGGCCTACGATACCGTCCACTGCAACGCCGAGTATCTGTTGCGGAATCTTGATGCCGTTGGCTCCCGATGCCCAGACCCAATCGACCAGGATGTTAGCCAGCGATTGATTGCGGATCTCGTCGGCTTTCCACCGATCCCAATAGTGCGGTTTCAATACACGGGAGACGACTTCGTCCCATGTAAGCATTTTAAGGTCGTCTACATCGATATCTCCGTCGCCATCCTTGTCATAACCTATCTGTCGCCATGTAGCGATTGTCACACCCATATTCGTTGCGCCGCCCTGATCGTAAGGGTCGTCCACGAAGCCGCCTTCCCATTTCCGGATAAAGGGGGCCAGTTTATTGATGTCTGCCATATCTTTAATCGTAAAATACTGTTCTGTTACTATTTGTTTTCTATGCTTACCGACTTTCTCGGGGGGGTACGTTTATCGCAATTAGATACTGTGCATCGATCAAATTCAGCCATTTTTTTTGCCTCTCGTTCATTCAATAACTCTTCCTTTAACAAGACGACTTCATTTGCCAGTTTTATCCATTTATCACGCTCGGAGTTAACAACTCCTTGCAATCTGTCAATATGTTGATAAGCTTCACCCAACCGTTTTTCTTGCAATTCATCATATTTTGTATCCAAGTCAAGTTCGACATTTTCGACCTCTGCTTTTCTTTTTCTTTTTTCATACCGATAGAAAGCTATTTGAATGGCCCATCCGGAGCCGAAAGCCGCAGCCAGTATTGCCAATACTGTTTCCATCTGATCCCGTTTGATTTGTTATTCTTCAGAATTTAATTGTTCCATGATCGCATCGTATATGGCGGGAGTGCAAGCCTCGGCCACCTTTTGGAGGAGATCGGCCTCTCTATTCGAAAGCTGAATTGGCCCTTCGTTATCGTAAATTTTATGTACCAATGCGTGATATTCTATGCCGGGACACCCCGTATAGATTGCGTCGGCAATAGATACCCGGTAATCCCTGACCTCGGATTTCGTCCTGGCAAAATCCAAATAAACCCGCAGATTCGTTAAATCGATGTTCTTCATAATTTTAGTTATTGTAGTTTGCGTAATTCCAATAGCCAGTAGATCCAATAAATGTAAATTTACATTCTGTTGTCCAGTTAATTACAACACTATCCACAAGACTTGATCCCATGCGGATGATCTTGCCTAAAGTGCGAGATCTAACTACTAAATTGCCTGATCCTGATTTTTTAACCCAAACAACCTTGCCGTCTTGACCGTCAGGCAATAAAATAGAGCCTTCCGAAGAACCGCCATATTCCACATAATCGTGCTGTTTTTCTAATACTATGCTGCCGGAAGTGAAATATTTTGTAGAAGTGGCGAACCCATGTATTTTTGATGAGCTACCCAGAAAAAGATCCCCTCTTTGAATATCTATGGCTATACTACTGGGAGTTCCCCAGGCGAAGATACTTATCCCCACTGCGGTAGTCTGGGTATCTCTTGCCTTGACAATCAACCCGCCATAAGTACCATCATAATCTACACTATTCCCTATTACAACATAGGATTCCCCATAGGTAAACTTAATATTGCCGCTATTCTTTGTATTAAGAAGGTTTCCGTTGTCGATAACGAAATCACCTACTTTCCCGGAACTCGCCGTTATGGTGCCTGTAAATTCGCCTGCTGAAGCATGAATTGTCCCCGTGAATTCGCCTGAAGTTGCTACCACTTTCCCTGTGAACTCTCCGCCCGAAGCGTACACTTTGCCCCGAAATTCCCCGGAACTTGCATAGATGGCTCCCCGTACTGTAAGCGACGAAGTAGTCGGTTCGAATACCATCCGGTCGCCTCCCAATACAAAATACCCATCCGAATAAAACCGAAACTTAGCGTCGTTGGCCGCTTTTGCAGAAGTGGCGCCGCCGAACAGTATCGGGTATCGGGATAGATCGGAATACGGGTTAATACCCGATAATCCCGCAACGATATTCGATGCGGAATCGCGGACGCCGACAAACCCTGTAAGCAACAAACCGTCCGATATCTCCGTAGTCATATCCGAAAATGCCGATTTCAGAAATTCCAATTCCGCAACTCTTGCGGCTGCGGCATCGGCAGCATCCTGGGCGGCATCGGAATAGGATTTCAATTCGTTCTGAATAGCCTGATTTGCATCTTCTATGGCTCTCGTGAAATCTTTGTATGCAGCATTGAATTCCGTGTATTGTGCATTCACGTTCCTTACTTCGGCTTCCGATGCTTTGCCGTCCGCAATCGCCGCTGAAATGGCATTCAAAAGACTTACTTTAGCTGCGTCAAACGCACTCTTCTTTGTGGTAAGATCCGTTTTCGCCGAACCTCCCAGATAGGGATTGTTATATAGCTTGCCATAGGTAGCATCGGCTGCGGAGCCCGCCTCGTTGACCGTATTGATATACTTTTCGATGGATGCCGCTTCCGCGCGATCCACAATCCCGTCGGCAAAGGCTTCGTCGGTGAAATTTTTAAGACCTGTGACGGTGGTGTTCAGCGATGCCGCCGCATCTTTAGCCTCTTGGGCTGTTTTTTGCGTTGCATCGAGATTCACGACCGGCATTTCTATCGACGTCCGGGTGGGAAGATCTCCGGACGAACTTCCGGAAGTCCAATGATAACCGGAAGGATGCAATTCAATGAAAGGGACGCCGGAGGTACGCACCGTGTACCGACCGCCGCCGCGAACGTATATGTATTCCATCGATGTCGGCTGCACCTGCCCGATGCTGCCGACGGGCGTACCCTCTGTAAAGTTGAAAGCAAAGGAACGAATATATCTTTTGACGGGTATCGTGCCCCAGCGGTTCCCGTTCGACTCCCAGGCGCAATTGCATGAGAATCCCTGTGCATGGGTGGCCCAGGAAGGCGTCCCGCTCGTGCCTAACACGGCTCCGATCTCAATGGTCGCTTTATATTCCGACGCACTATATAAAGTGAATGTCACCGGATAATAAGTATCCGGATCGAGTTCCGTAGCGTCGATCGTAGTGATCCGGAACTGCCCGGACGAATAGTACTGAATATTTTTCAGCAACGTCGTCTTCGCATCGTAGTACGTTTTGAATCTCGCATTGAAAACCGACCCGGTGATCGTCGAGGTCGTCGTCATATCCGCCAGCAACGGCGTGATGTATGCGCTCAGGGCATTGTAGACGTTCAGATAATCGGCGGTGCTCAGTTGGATCGTATCGGCCTGGGCCGTAAGGATCGGTTTCTCGCCCTGGATAATATCCCATTCCCGTTTGGCCTCCTGTTTTTCACTGGGGGTCAGCTTGTCGTCGTTGGCGATATCGGCCAAGGCGTCCAGGGCTTTGTCCGAGTACTCCTTCTGGTCATTGTCAGATATGGAGTACGCCGTAGCCTTATTGCCCTGCTCCAGCTTGGCTCCGCACAAATACACTTCATTGTTTCCTGAATGAATTCTAAATAATACTCTGTTATCTCCGCTCGGACTGACAGTTCCCAAAGTTAGGAATGTTACGAAAAAACGCTTCCATTCCGAAGTCAGAACATACCTCATACGAGTATCGACAGCGGAACCGACGGAGGCATCTCCGTTGGTAGCTATAATTCTTTGACTAATTACAGGATGGCAGTAGGTGTGGACATAGCCCTCCCCTTTGGCCCAAAAACTAAGAGTATATTCTTCCGATGGCGTGAACGGTACATTCACCTGCTGGCGAACTTCTGCATAATCGGCGGAAGTCGGAACTTTACAGTATACGACGTTTAGACCTAAATATTGTTCAGACAGAATTTGCCCTTCTCCGCTCCAATGATCGGAAAAATTTTTTGTGCCGTTCAGAATATTCACTCCGCCAATCTGTACGGCATCCACCGCGGCGTCAGCCGCATTTTTTGCCATTGCATCCGCGATGAGATTGGCGAACCGGCTCACTTCCGCGTCATAGTTAGCGAAATAAGTATTGTAACTTGACCGTTGCGCATCGGTCAGGGTCGTATCGGAATCTATATTGACCGCAACCGTCCCGGACAGGAAGTTTTTCAAGGTATTGTAGGCGGCGGACAAATCGGCAATCGATACGCCGTATGTCGTCGCATCGTCCTGGTAAGATGCGTATTCTTTGTCGATCTGGGCGACTTTATTGCGTAGCGTGGCCTTTTCTTCTTTGGATATTACGCTATCCGAGGCCATCTGACGCAGCCTGAGTTGGGCATCATTCACATCTTCCCAGTCGGATTCGGAAGCGGTAGAACCCTCGGCTTTATTAGCGTTACTAACATAGATGACTCCCGATGTTTTAATCCATATATCATTTACGCTATACGGAACGGCGGGGGTGCTGTCTCCATAAAACAGCTTAGCTTTCGTTCCGGCCAGTCCCAATGCTTCGCGGGCTTCTGATAGAGCCTGCGCCGCACCGCTATCGGCAACTCGTAGCCATTGGTATGTATTGTTTTGATATGAAAATTTATACCGCTCCGTAACATTTTCCCCGTCAATGACTACAAATCTGTCGTAATAATCCCCGATATGGCGATTCTTTTCCTCGGTGCTCGCCCATTCGTTTGCAGGGGCATTATTGAGCGTAGGCACTTCCGTCCCTTCGTAAGATGTAATCGATCCGTCGATCTGGCTTTGCAAATCCGGGATGATCGTATCGTTAAGCACGTTTACCGCCGTTTGCAATTCCTGCGACAGTTGATACGCCCCCTGTGCAGTAGTGTTGATTGCCGTCTGGATGTATTTATTGCTTCTTCTAATCGGGTGTTAAATGTGCCGTAAGCCGTGTTGAAGATGTCGTATTTAGAATCCACGTCAGATTTCTCCGTGGGAGTGGCTACGCCGTCCGCCGATGCCGATTGGATCGATGTCAATAGGTTTGCGACAGCCGTATCGAAAGCGATTTTCGCCGCGGCAAGATTCGTCTTGGCCGTGCCGGTCAGCAGCGTATTATTATATACGGTGCTGTATGACGTATCGACGCTTTCTTTGGTTTCGTTGACCGTATTGGTATACTTTTCGATGGATGCCGCTTCCGCGCGATCCACAATCCCGTCGGCAAAGGCTTCGTCGGTGAAATTTTTAAGACCTGTGACGGTGGTGTTCAGCGATGCCGCCGCATCTTTAGCCTCTTGGGCTGTATCTTTTGCCGTATCGATATCCTGTTTCACCTCCGGCCACTCCGAAAGATTCTTCAGTCCCGAACTGTTTTTACCGATTATTACGTCGGTATTCATCCTCATTCTCGGTTTGGTATCGCCGGGGGCCTGTTGGAAGGTGATGTAAGTCGCTTCGGGATCATCCAGGTTTCTATCCCCGCAGAACATATCCCCGTATACATACTGATACGCGCGGCCCGTCACGGGATTTACCCCGATCCCGATATAGTTTTTATCCGTCAGGTCGAAGGAGTCTATTTTTGCTAATACCTGTATGGAGCCGCCGTCCCTTGCATCTATTACGATTGCCGATTGGCGGGCGACGTCGGTTCTGTTACCGAACTGCACGATATTGTCCCCTTCCGCGGGAATGCCGCTGCCGTCTTTATCTGTTTTGGAGATATCCACATAATCGTCTCCCACGCCGGTAACGAGCGCCCAAAAATATTTAATGATGCTTTTGTTATCGGCGGAGTAACGTTGGCATCTTGCCTGATCGCCTACGACAATACCGCTATATCTCGTACCGTTCTTGTTGTCATAATAACAGCGATAATAAGTGCTTTCCTCTTGTACGGACGTACATTCGAAGCCTCCGTTCGAAAATACCGTTTCTCCGAGCCTGAAAGACATCTGATTTATGATAAGCTCGTTGAATACCGCTTCTTTGCGAATGATTAGCTTGTCCGCTTCCACGACACTGCTGCCCGTGCTATCCTGATATACGCCCGCACCGGCTCCGCTGATATTTCCCTTGCGGAAATTGGCCGTAGCGAAGTTGCCTTTCGCAATAACATCCGCGTCAGATTCGACGTTGCCTTGCGCCGTAACGCTTCCTTTCGCATCTACGTTTCCCCCGGCGGATATATCTCCCCCTGATTCAATATTTCCTCCTACTTGCGCATCCCCGCCAGCGGTCATATCCTGGGCGGCATTTATGTTGCCCGCATTGAAATCAAGGGATTTCCTGCCACCTTTGGGGTGGAAGTCCTCCATACTCCGAAGTGCAGAAAAAACGTTGTAATCGGTGGGGGCCGTGTTGTCGTATCTACTGATAACATAGATGCCTACGCCGGATACAACACCGATTCTTTCCGCATACTGGTTTTCCTTTATGTTGGTTTCGATGCTGCCCAAGCGGGAATAAACCGTATTATCGCCGACGGTGTAGGTGGCGATATACTCATTGTACAGCTTCTTTTCAAATCCCTGAATCCGCGATTGACGACCATCAACACCAAAATTGCTGCCTATAAGAAGCACCTTTTGTCCGGCTTCGTAGTTTTTATCGTTTAGCTGGCAATACACGGGATTAGTAGGACAATCATACACGTTGGTATCGCTGCTATTTTTTATCGCCCAAGATTTACCCACTTTCAAAAGATCCTGTTCGGCTTCAGCAATTCTTTCTTTGGGTAATTCTATTCCGGTTAATACCATTGTGTCGCCCACCTCCGGATGCAAGTCTTTGTTGGGGATAATCAAGACATTCCCATCCCCGGAGTTTTCTGTCTTGGCGATGACTTCAAATTTTTTGTTAAATCCGTCTTCAGGTTTCCATTTTTCAGGGTCTATGACGTTATTATCGTTGTCGATAAGGGCTATTTCAAATTCTTGGTCTTTAAGGCTTCCGCTTGTAAATACGCAACGCAGGGTTTCGCCTACGATGGTGTCGGATGGTAAAAACGGCGTATTAGCGCATGTCATTACGTAAGCGTCGAAAGTATCGCTGCTTTCCGATCCTTCTAACTTTCTCTTAATGGTAGTAATATCGGTAATCGTATCGGTGTTTTTAGGATACACATCCTCGAAATACACCACTTTCTCGACAACATCGCCAGGGGCTATATTCTCCCACGCATCAATGTACTGCATCCCATTCGGAAGATGCAGCCGTTTTTCTGAAACGTGATTAGTCACCCCTCCCTGCTGAGTATTACCATAGTCGTTAGGTATGTTTCGAGTTGATCCGAAAACTAAAAACCGAGTTCCGTAATTCGAATCATCCCCTTTTTTGGCCGGGATGGAAGAAACGACTTCTCCGCGCTCGAATCGTTCAGGAGAACCTAATTCCAACTTCCCGAAATAGATCCAAACTTCCGCGCCGTTTTCAATCGTCCACCATTCGACTTCGAAAACTTTAGCGATATTTGCGAGCCCATCCCAGCACGAATCGCCTGCGAATGACACAAGTTTGGTCATTTTATCAAGATCGGCGGGTACGGCTCCCACTTTCCAGTTCGTCCCGCCGAGAAACCGGTTCATATTGTCGGCGATCAGATTCCCAAAGGACGCCAGATCGGTCGTATCGTTAAATGTCGTTTCCGAAACTTCTCCGGCCAACCACTGAACACAACAACGTTTCATGTGATTTTGCTGCGCCCAGAAATTAAGCGTGTATTTATATCCACCCGTATTATTGTCAAATTCGGGTGTCACGTTCGACATGATTTCGAACTTGCGGCCCTTATAGATTATATATGAACCGCGAGGAAAACTCGTTTGATTTTTTAATGAAAAGGGAAGTTGAATGTAATAATCGCCCATTAGGACGAATTTTATGATCGCATTCTTACTGACGCGAACATCTATAATTTTTATTCCGGAAGGATTATATATAGTCATTTCGTCGTAAAACTTCGTAGCCTGCATCATCACAGGCACACAACAAAGATCAATACATTCGGCACATTATGCAAGAAACTTTAAATAACATTTGTGGGTAATAAAAATATTACCTATTTTTGCATTATAAATGAAAATAGATATGCCGACGATATTTATTATGTTTGGGTTTCGTTTTTTGTTTTACTCAAATGACCATGATCCGATACATATCCATGTAGTCAAGGATAACATTAGTGCAAAGTTCAATATATTTCCGGTAGCTTTAGTGGAGAATAATGGGCTGAAACCCGCCGAATTAAAGATGGTAGAAGCTATTATCGAGGAGAATCAGGAAGTAATAGCCGAACATTGGAATAAGTTCTTTAATAAAAGTAGGTAGTTATGATAAAGGTCGAAAAAATATGGATTACGAATAGCGCCGTATGGATTCGCACGGATGATGGAAGGGAAGCATCTGAGCGATTCGTCGAGTATCCGCGTTTGAAGTGTGCAACAAAGGAGCAGCGCGAAAACTATAAGGCTAATGCGTTCGGAATTTATTGGCCAGATATTGACGAAGATTTAAGTTATGAGGGATTTTTCAGAAAAAACAATAAAACCCCATTGTTTGAACTGTTTATGTCGCATCCCGAATTAAATGCTTCTGCCGTAGCCCGCCGGATGGGAATAGCCCAAAGTCTTTTGGCGCAATACATAAGCGGAAATAAGTGTCCGTCGCCGGATCGAATGGAAATGATAAAAGAGGAAATACGTCGCATAGGCGCAGAACTTCAGCAAGTGTAGGTTGCATGATTACTATTCAGAATATCGATCCCCAAATGATTGCAAATAACCTTGAACCCGCCTATCCGACTCATCCAGGAGAAAATTTGAAGCCGCATTATAGTTTCCATATTTTGTATTGGATTTGACTTATTCTGCCGTCCTTCTTGTCGGATCTGGCTCACGAAATTTAATCGCTAATTTACAGGCGCGAAGGCGGTAATTCTCAAATTGCGTGGCATTCCTGTAAATTAGGTGGTAATATTCTCCAAGATCGGGAATATACAATACTACCATTCCTTTGTGAAGCTCAGACTTGAATCTTTTAATATTCGACAAGAAGGATGCTTTATCGGCCCCGGCAACCAGGAAGGTAAGCGTTAAATCCCGTTCGTCCGAAACAGGGTCTTCAACAATAACCTCTACGCCCGGTTTTAAAGGATCATCGTTTTCAACAAAATCTTTCAGCGGTTCAAACGTGAGAAATTCTTTGTAGCCTCCCGCAACCAATGTGACCCCCAATGATGAAAGGGTAATTCCATTTATCGTGATATCCGAAGTTGCCATATTACAAATTGTCGAGTTTTCTGTTCATGGACGTTAGCGTTTCGTTCATAGTCGGCAACACCCTTGTATAAGACCTGATGTCTGCGACATTGCCGTTAAGCTGAATCATAATATCCCTGATGTCGGTGGTTCTGTTTAGCTGTTCTGCGCTCAGACTTTTCACAAATTCGACCGCCGCAAGGATATTGCCGGTTTTAGCCTGAACGTCCGATAATCTGCCATTCATTTCTTCTCCCTCGTCCTGGGACATGACCTGATATCCTCTTGTTGATGCGGTCTGGGCGGATAGACTCGAAGACTCCCCGATAACATCGCGAATACCTTCCGTTTGCTCCTTGCTCCAATCGATGATATCCTTCCATTCCTCTCTTAACTTGCTTATTTCGTCAGCAGTAAGGTCAAGTTTGTTATCCTGATCCGTATCCGCGTACTGAGCGTATTTTTTATAAAATTCTTGCAATCGAGGCCGTAACTGTTCTATCTTGAATGATTCCAAAAGAGCGTCCCGCATTGCGTCTTCGAGATATTCGCTTGCTTCATCCGATCCGTCTTTTACGTTTTTAAGCCAGGAAATAATAGCGTCCTCCATATCGGAAGTCGTGGTCTGAAAAAGGTCTTTATTGATGTCTTCCTGTGTTTTCTTTAGCTGATCGTCATAATCGATCAATTTATTAATCAGATCCTGCATCCATTTAGGTAATAATTTAAAAAGGTCCTCATTATCTTTTAACGCGATAATAGCATCTTTATCACCTGATTGAAGTACCTCATATACCTGCTTCAATGTCTCGTAATCCTCTTTGCTGACTCCTAACAAGGATGTATTTATATCTCTCCCGCCTGCAAAAGAAATAACCTTGAGTATGCCAGTGATTTTATCTACCTCCCCTGTGGGAAAATCAGTCAGTGACTTGATCGTCAGGTCAATGCCTTTTTGTATAGAGCTTAAAGCTTTCTCCGCATTTTCGAAATATTCCGATCCTCCGGCTGTTTCCAATAAGTCGATGTATCTTTCAACCTGATAGTTGATAGAATCCCACGTTCCCTCAAGTTGCCGATTCTTCTCTGCCTGGATTTCTGCCTGTCGTGCGCTGTCATCAAATAATCCGATAATCGTGGTAATAATACCTGTAACCCCTGAAAGCCCTTTAATAATATCTTCAGTAGATTTTTTCCCCTTTTTGCCAAATCCCTCGAAGGCATTCATTGCATTACCAACAATAGAGTCTATTTTATTAAATCCATCTACGACATCAGAGTCAAGTGCTCCCCCCAGATCAGAAACAATTTTTATCATTTCTGAAAAGGTTTTTTTTACGCGCTGGGTAGCCGTTTGAACGTCGGCCCACGCTGATGCAATATCATCTTTGTTTCCTGACTTCACAGCTTTGCGATACCGGTCGTAAGCATCTTTTAAAGCTTTGAACGGATTTCGCGTCGTTAATTTCTTATAGGCATTCTCAACAGATCCCAGTAAAGCCTGTGTATCCTGAATACTAAGATTTGTCGAATTAGCGATTAATTGCCGGGCCTGGCTGATCGCTTCTTGCAATTGGTCTGTCGTCATTCTGTCGAGATCGCCCAATAACTGCTTCCATAGGTCGCTTTGCTCAATAACGGACGCTTCGATGGCGGATATCTGGTCTTTTTCCCATTGTGCTATCTTGGCAATAAGATCAGAACGTCCGTTTTCCGTAGCTACCTGTCGCGCCTTTTCCGCTTTCTCGTGTATTTCTGTTATTTTATCTTCCGCAGTACCATATTCATCTACGATGGCTTTTAAAGCCTCTGTTGTCTCCGCCTGATTTATCTTTATTTCAAGCCCCTCTGCCTGGTCAGATGTAATGTTGCCTCCCGCCTTAGCGGTTTCGACCCACTTACGAAATTCTGCGTATTTATCTTTAATACCCTGGTATTTACGCTCTTCTTCCGATAAGGCGCTATCCGTAATCTGTTTTGATATTTTGTTGTACTCTTTAGCATATTTCTTTCTGGCAGCAATGCGCTCATCGTTAGCCTTCGCTTCTAAATTAGCCATCTGAGTTGTGAAAACTTGCTCCCTTTCGTTCGTTAGTTTCCCTCCGGAAGCCTCTTTTTCTTCTTCACGAGCTTTGGATATGGCCTGTTTTCGCTGTTCAGTCTGAAAATCTATTTCTGCAAGTTCCTTATTTAAGCCATCCTTCATAATATCGAGGCGCGACTGCTCAAGGGCGCGGTCGTTTGCGAGGATCAGCTCTGCAAGTTTTTTTTGAGCATCAGAAACGGATTTTACAGTTTTATCAGATGTATTGAATTGCTTTATTTTAGCATCGTATTCAACAATTTGAGCTTCAAGTTTTTTCCATTCTGCGGTGCCTTTGAGCGATATATCCATCGCATCGATAGCTCCTTGGGCTTCTTTTTTTAGATTTTCCCAATAAGCTTTATTATGGACGGCGGCCACTTTATTTTGTACTTCGTTTTTAGGGGATTCATTCTCGTTTTGTTTTTGAGGCGTATTTATTCCGAATCGTCTGCGTGCCTGCGCATCCGTTTCATCCGCGAGCTTTTGTGCTTCCCGGATATTTTTAATCCAAGAATCAATGCGGGAATCTGCGATAATAGTACCTTTATTTTGAATACGATCCAAAACCGCAATTATATCGTCATCAAGCTCCTGACCGCTAATAATAGAATCTCGTATTTTTGCATATAGCTCCGCACCTTTCTCGTCCCCCACTTCTTTAAGAAGACGATTATACAACTTATCAAGGTTCTTAGTTATCGTTTCTTCTAATTGTTTTGATTGCGATGCAGAAAATTGTTCATATTGACGAGCATTATACGAATCCATAATAGCCTGACTCAAGCTACTGTATTTCTCAGTTAGTGTTTGCACCGATAATGCCTCTTGCTTCAACGAGGAATCGTATTGCCCGAATTTGTCAATGATTTTCTTTTTGGTTTCTTCATATTCTTTTGTCCCCTCCGTACACCCCTCCAGCTCTCCTTTTAGCCGGGCAAGCTCTCGCTGTTCTGCGATAGCACCGGCAGACGCATTGGCAATTGATTCGTTCAAATCTTTTTGCGCTTTAGCAGCATTATATCCCCCATCGGAAAACTGATATATAAGTGTAACAAGACCTACGAGTGCACTTGCGGCTAATACATACGGATTTGCTTTTACGGCCTTATTAAATAATATCTGTGCCTGTGTTGCTCTGGTGAGCATCTTCGTTTGTTCAAGAATTGCTTTTGTCGCCGTAATGGTAGCCTGTACTTTTTCGATAGCAGCGGTCGCTATCAAAGCCGCCCTGTACGTCCCATAAGTAGCAACTAACGGGACAAGGATGTCGAGTACTTTTTGATAATTCTCAACGAGCGAAATAGTGCCTTGCAGAACATTGGAAATAATTCCTTCCTGCGACTTTCCGATATCATTAAACATGGTATCAAGAGCATCGCCGAGGTTGGAAATAAGTCCTGTAATTGTTTTGGATTGTTCTTGCATGAGGTTGTAAAACTGTCCGCCTTCATTGGTCATTCCTTCAATAACCTTCTTTACATCCTCAAAACCGATCTTCCCGGCAGAAACCATTTCGTTAATTTCTTCGGTGGTTTTGCCGTACATTTTAGCCATTTCTTGAAGGACGGGAATACCCGAGCTTGTGAATTGAAGCATATCACGAGCATACAAGCGTCCTTGTACCGCGGTCGTACCGTATAAATAGGTCAATCGCTCCAGCGGCAATCCTAAGCCGGCCGCCACATTACCTAATCGCGTCAACGTTCCGGTGATATCTTCGGCGGCGAACCCATACGCGAGTAATTGACGAGCGCCATCGGCCACTCCTTTCAGGTCAAAGGGTGTTTTTGCCGCCAAATCGACCATTTCGGCCATAAGCGCATCGGCCTTTTCCTTGTTTTGGAGTAAAGTGGTGAAAGCCACTTCGAGCTGCTGAAATTCACCGCGAGTAGCAGCTATTTGCCTAACCAACCCGGCAAGCGAAACGCCTACCCCGATCTTTCCAAGTGTAGCAGCAAAACGCTGCATCGCATAGTCCATCCGGTCTGCATCTGTTACAACACTTGTTGTTGCGTTTCTCGCTATATTCCGAAGTTCTCTGAATTTACGAATCGCCTCTTCATTGTCGATGACTGCTGTCAGGTCTATCATAGTATTTCCGTTCTATTTTATTTGCCTCCGGCCATCCGAAGGAATAAATTCATTGATTGCGGGTCGTTTACATCTATCACATCAGGGATGGATGAATTATTATTTTGACCAGGATTATCCGTCTTGCTTTTATAATCCGTTTTAAGGGAATCCTTCATCATCAATTGGGCATTAGCCCAAGATATTTCCCATAAAATGTAGTCGAACGTCCATCCGTATCGGCTTGCGAGTGCGTCTATTTGTCCCCAGATACTTTGCCCTCCGTAGTGGCTATCCGCTTCGCTGCCGTATTCTGGGAAATCGTTACCCGCAGCGTTCTTACCAAGCGAATAGCGTCCGTAAAATCCTCATAATAGGACATGAAAACAATTGCGTAAAGAAGATTGACGCAAGCCTGTGATGTCATAGTAGGAGAATCGAGCAATAGTTGTGTGCGGGCCTCAAACTGCTCATCGATTTCTTTTCGGGTTCGAAGTGTTGCGATAGCGATGATCTCGGCGACTTCTCGCGCTCTTTCGGCGCACACCTTCCACATTTGTTTGACCGGGTCTTCGGCGTTATTGTCCAATAGAATATCAAGGTCGAGAAGACGACGAGTAATCATAGCTAATCGCCCAAGTTGGAGCGGGAATAGACAAAGCGTCACTTCGTTCCCATCCATATCCTCGATACCGAAGGACTCGTTATTACTTGTCAGAACGTTAATCGCTCGCTTATCCGTTACTGATTCTTTAATGTCTGTCATTTCGATAAAGATTTGATCCCGCCCCGGTCTCGCTCCGTGATGCAAGTCGTTAACTTTCCAGCGGGAAAAAGGATTAGACACCCGGAGTTGTCGTATATTCCGGGATCGGGATGGGCCACCATGCCACGCCGCCCTGTTCGGGGGCGAGCACTTCGGCCGATACGGCGATCTGCAAAGGATCGCTCACATTCAACCCACCCGTAAGGGATGCCGTGTATTTAAGGCGGGCAAAAGCTATTGAATATCCCGCCTTTGTGTCGAAAACAAACCCCTTTTCTCCTTCGTACAGTTCGCCCTTTGCAGGCTCATCCGTGCCAAAGTAGAACTCCAGGGTATCGTCGTCGAAATCAGCGATATTCCATGTGAGTTCTTGTGTCCCTGACGACGGGTCCCTTATCACAAAGAAAGGGCTTGACTGTCCTTCCCTGTAAAACTTATTACTCGTGGGAACCGAAAAGTTTGTACTAACACCGCCATTGTATGGCTGAGTAATAAGTGTATAAGCTTTAATGAGGTTGGTGGCTCCTTCATCTTGCACGCCATTCGGAAGCGGGGCTCCCGAATGAACTGATGCCAGTCCTACTAATTGACTCATAATTTTAGTATTTTTTAAATTGAACTTTAATGCTTGAAAAAGTGTAGGAGACATTCTCCTCACTGATGATAGATTCGTCGCTCACATCAAAGAACCAGCGTTTATCAAAGGGATAATTACCTATGGATTCAAAGGCAATCCGCGTTAGTTCATCCAGACGATTGCGATTCGGGAAGCGCTGTTCTTCACGGTTAATTGTGGGAGTGTCGTCAGGAACGTAAATATTTACGATTACCGTCGCCACTTGGGAATCGCCGATAACGTTCGTCAACGAAGTCATTACCACAAATTCACCGGAAGGATTATTAGGGTAATGATCGGCGTACATCGTTGGAATGGCTTTCCCTAACGGCGAGTCACGAATGCGATCCCAAACGAGTTTGAATATTTCCGTAGAAGTCAGATTCATTACCTTTTTGATTTTAAGAATCGTGCGAACTCCGCTTTGAGCTTTTCAGCGGTGGCCTCCACCCAATCCCCGGAACCTTGCAATACATCGAAACCTTTTGCTTCTACATACCTGGCGTACTCCATACCGGCAACCCATACGAGATAGGTTTTGTTGGCAGGAAGTTCGCGCGCGACTTGAAGAGCATAAGAACGGGCTTTCTGCTGGGCTTCGGCATAACCGTTACCATTGCTAAAATCATCCATTACGACATTACCGTACTGAACTATTACATAGCCAATAGAGTGGCGTAGGTTGGATGTTCGATCGGTATAGCTACCGTGTTCGATGGCGTATTTTACCACTCGTTCGCCGAGTGCTGAAAGCCACTCGACCGCCTTCCGGTCATACTCTTTCTTAGCTCGGACAAATTCGAGTTCCACCTCGCGCCAATTGGTACACTTTATAGCCATAATCTCGTATCTTCGTAACGTTGTCCGCTTTTGTAGAATCCCTGTACCGGATACGACTTTCCCTTACCGTCCTCGGTTCTGTGTGCATGATCGAAAATGTTGATTCCTCGACTGTCGAAAATGCACACCTGCGTTCCGAGTTTGATGGGCGGCGTATTTGCCGGCATCGTAACCTCGAATGAGTATAGGAAGGCCTGTCCGTTTTCGCCTCGTACTTCGCGGGCCTGTCCGTTTTGGCGGGCATTGCAACGTCCGAGAACTCGCCATTCTCCTTTCCCTTCGATCCATCCAGGCGAACCGTCAGGATTAGGTGTAGCGTCTTCCTCGTACCATATTTCGAGTGTGTAGGGATATCGGATCATCAGTATGGTAAAAACTCGATTGTTGGAGTTGCATTGAACTCGTCTGCAATATCGGTTAGGCCATTATCCTTTGCTATGTCGTGGATTCGACGGCGTAATTCATCGGTATCATAACCGAGCGAATAGCCGCCATTACTTTCAGAAGAAAGGACGATAAGCTGTTTCAGAACATCAATCGATGCTTTTGCGACAGACACCTTATTGCCGGTTGCATATTCATCTTCTGTCTTCAGTTCTGCGTCTAAACATGCGACAGCGATCAGGTTGTCGTCTACGTTGTAAGGATAGAGCCTTGCCGATATTGCTTCGAAGTTCGTCATACCGGAAGTGTTATGCGTTCATCGTAGAGAGATCGAAAATGGCGATCTTGTTAGGCGCTGTGAAATTCGGAATCCATTCGGCCCCGTATTCCATGAAGCGCCCTTCGTCGGTGCGCCAGTTCGAAGTCCACATACCGCCTTCAAGTCGCGTATACGTCTTATTCGGCACTGGATCGGAGATTTCGTAAGGCTCGTGCCACATCATTTTGCCGATCTTATCCTGCGGAAGCAGCGTAATACGGTCGTCTTTGAACGTCAGCATGTCAGTCCCGTCAGGCATCGCTACCGTATCGTCGATGATACGAATATTTGGCAACCCGATACCCGAAAAACCCTGGTTCGCCATCGCTTCTGTGATGAGTCCGCCAGCCATGGCTATTTGCGCGCCGCTCATAATCATTTTATAAGTATTGGCAAACTCTTTGGCTCCGACGATGTTTTTGTTGAACGTCGAGCGGGTCATTTCCATCACAGAGAACCGTCCCATAGTCGGACGCATTGCTTCGATCTGGGTTTTCAGGTAGGTGATGAAATTGTCTTTATCTGCGGCAGCGGGGGGGATCTTCTTGACCGGCAGCTCCATGTCGAGCAAGGTGATTCCCTGCGGATTGTCTGCGAGCGTCACGGATGCTTTGCCGTCAGAACGGAGATCTCCGACTACGATATCCATACGCTTATGCGGGGCAAGCCGGATCTGGCGTACATCATCAACGATATAGTCGATAATCGCATTCATGGCGGCCACCTGATCCGCGGGCTTCGCTGCATTGAATTTGTCGATAAGCGACTTAATCATATCCAGACGGTCGTTATCCATCTGATAACGGTCGCCCAGATAAGCCACTTCCCCATAACCGCTACCCAGCGATTTGCGTTCGCGCAGAGGCTTATTGGAATTGCGGTCGATTATCGATCCGGCTGTTACGCCCGTAACCGTACCGAGATAGGTTTTGAATACTCGGGATTTGGTTTCTTCGAAATCGAGATATCGCCTCCAGAAGATTTCATCCTGTTGTGTCGCCATTGTGCGGTCAATAACCGCTTTGACGACATCGGCATTATTGAAAAGAATTTCAAGAGTCAGTTTCATTGTCGTCATGGTTTAGATGGTGAAAAGGAATCGAGACGTAAGGGTCTCTTTGTCTTTGTCGGAGATCGGAACGTATAGCTTCGATTCCCGCACCTCATAGGCCTGTCCGATGGCCGTAACCGTTGCGCCGGGTTCCACCTTCGTTACGGCATAATTGAGGAAATTGGCGGTGGCTTTCGGGGCTGTGCCGTCTGCGGTCGCTGCCTCGAAAAGAACCGTACCGGCTTCTGCGGCGAGAGCCGCGCTCATCGTCAGTTCATCGTAGTCCGCGTTGGTAGTACTGATACTTGAAACGGTTGCGCCGTTCGTCCCATCGCCGAGATGCATACCCTTGTAAGCAAGGGAACCCTTTGCGATTTTTATTTTCGTACCCGTAGTCACCTTCTCGACCACTTTGACATTTTTTACCGCGGAAGCCTTGCGCGTCGTTAGGTTGACGTACAAAGGGGTCAGCGGCATTAGCAGTGTCCCTTCGGGAATATTCGCATCCTCGAAGTTGAAACCGCCCGAAAGACGATAAACTGTATCGAACCGACACAATTCCTTCAGCACGTCTCCCGGGGTTAAATCATACTTAAATCCTGCTGGCATTTTTTACTTGTTTTGAGATTTAACAATTTGCTCTGTGCCCGTGTTAATCAGTTTGGCGATGTCATTCCCGTTATCGGTCATGCCGCCACCCTGCGCGGGCGGCTCGGAAAACTCGAAACCTGCGTCGACCATGTCCTGCTTTACATCTTTGAAATACTCGTCGAGATTTGCATCCTGAGCGATGTTCAGTTTTGCGGCGAATTTTTCGGGGATTCCGAATTCTTTTGCTTTCGTTGCAATCATGGCGCTTCTCTGCGCTGCCAACTGAGCCTGTTGCAGTGCAGTGCGAGTTTCCTCCCTGAGCTTTTCCAAGAGTTCATCTCTGAGCGCCTCGATATCGAAAGGCTGATTGATGGGTTCGGTTTTGGCCTGTTCGCCCCCGGTAACAGGTGCCGCCTTTTTCAATTCCTCTAACTGCAATTGCAGCGCGGATTTCTCCGTGCGAACTTTGTCGATGTCAGATTGGAATGCTTTCAGCAGCGGTTCGACCCCGCTAATAGCGGTTTCTATTTGTGCTTCGTCGGTGATGGTTTTTTCCAGATAAAGGGCAACCCCGTCAAAAGCCCTTTGCCCGAAGCCCAAGTTGGAATACTTGTTCTTCAAGTTTTCGAGAATCTTCTCTTTCATGTTCTTCCGTTCTATATGGTTTAGGATAAATCATCATATCCGCAACAAAAAAATGGGCCGCCGACTTTCGCCAGCAGGCCCAATTCCCACACGTAAATAAGTCCTTCCGTTAGTGCCTGTGGCTTATATCATCATAAGCACTTCAAAGGTCTGCACGTTCGGCACATTATCCAATAGGTAGAGCGAAAAAGATAAAAAAAATCATCCCATAAGCAAAACTTATGGCTATATAATTATTATAATATTTATTAATTTGTGTGTGTGTGTGTGGGGGGGGGATTTTTCTCATTATATTTGTATTTCAATTTCTTAAACCTATTAAAATTTACGTTATGAAAAAGATGTTACTTTTATTTGCGGCTATTATTGCAATGTCTTTTGTTGGATGCGATAAAGACAATGATGAACCAGGAAGCGATGAACTTGTAGGGACGAAATGGTTTTATGAGAAAGGGAGTGTATTAAGTTCATACTTTTGGCAAGAAGACATAACATTTAATTCTGTCGATAAGTTCACTTATCATTACATGGAATTAACGAATTTGGTTGCAACTGATGAGGGCGAGGCGACAGGATCATATAAATATAATCCTCCTGTTGTAACAGGTAGCGTGACGATGGACGGAGTTAAAGCAAGCATGAGGGGTGAGATCAATGGTTCCCAAATGACCGTTTATATCAATGGGGAGAAATACGGTATTTATCAAAAAAAGAAATAATGAAAAAACTTTTACTTTTAACGATTATTTCAGTTGTCAATTCATTATCGGCCCAGAGAATAGCAGTCAACGAAATTGATAAGTTTACAGGTGCCAAAATTGTTGAAACCAGCACTTTATTAACCAAAGCTCCAGATGTGACGTTTAAATTGCGGAAAGTTAACGATTCGCTGTCAATGCGCATCTTTATTGAAAAGATTAAAAGAGTTGAAATAAAGGATTCGTCTGCATCTATAATATTGCTTGTAAAAGACGGGGATAAGATCGGCTTACAGGGTAAGATCGAATACTTATCTTCCAAAGAACGCAATCATTCTATTCATTGGGGAGCAGGCATTTCAACAGGAGGGGCTATAAAGGTATCAAGTGTGACAATTGATGTTTATATACCTGATGATGTATTCGCAACATTATGCGACAATGACCTTACAGACATACGGATAACGGTCAACGGGGCAAACATTGACCGCTCATTAGTATCATATTCATATTCGAAGAAGCTTCGAAAGATGTTTAATCTTATGCAATAAATTCACGTTATGAAAAAAAACATTTTTTTATTGCTGTTTGTTTTTGCATTAACCGAATACACAATAGCACAGACAACATCAAAAGGTTTTTTGCAGAGTGATTTAAAAAACATAGATGGAAGATCTAATCGAGCGGCTATTTTTTGCGCTGATTTGGAGGATTTTTGGATAACAAATACCGATGCTCACGACTACTTCACCGCTCATCTTGATTCTATTGGAATGAATAGTGATGTAGTTAAGCAAAAAGCAATCGTAGATAGTATATATGCAAGGCTGGGGAAGGAATACATGTTTATTAAAGGTGATTACCGTGACTATCCAACAATCATGCAATATAAAGCTGGTAAAATATTACTTCTTCAAGCCTTACGTGGAACATCTATCTATAATGAAGCTAAATTAAATGAATACGAAATGGTAACAAAGACTGTTTCAGACATAGCATTACCCATTGCGTATAAAATTGCAGACTGTATTCCCGATGATATTCAATACATCGGGATTGCAGTGGCATATCCGTATCGAGATTTGACAGAAAAGTACTTAACTTTAAATTTTGGAGGAAGTATTGTGTTAGCTATTCCTACGTCTGCATTAAAGGATTATGCGCATACATATATTACTGAAAACGAGATATTAAATCAATCAGATGTATATGCATGTAATAAAGACCATCCGTTTAGGCGCATCAAAATAAACTAAATTCGGGGGAAAATTAGTTAAATATTATAAACCGAGGGGTCCTCGGTTTTTTTGTTTTTTTTCTTTGTGCGTTCAAAAATAATTCTTACATTTGTAATGCTAACACATATTTGAGGGCGCAAAGGCGCACCTGTATGGTGCTTTTTTGTACCAATATTATACAGCGGTATTTCACCCCGTGCTATTATTATAATGATAATAGCGCTCACCCTCAAGAGTGTGTTAGCAGCGGGTCAGAGAAATGCCGCTGTTTTCATTTCTCATAAATGCTAACACACCATGTCTAACAACACAACCTACGCCAGCCGTCACACGGACTGCGGCTTCGCGATGGAGGTCATTTCCGACTCCTTGTCTATCTACAAAGTCTCTAAACGAGGTAATGAATCGCTGCTTTGCATCAAGAACAGCCATGACGAAATCACCGTTACCCTTCGCCATGCAAAATTACTTCTTGAATCCCTATCCCGTCTCATCGAAGACCGCACCGTCACCGGCCCGCAACCGGTCTACAACTTCAAAGAATGCGTTAATGCTGGTAGAATCGTTAAAAGGGGGTAGACATGAAAGTATCTGATTTGCGAGGCATTATGCGTATAGCTTGGCAGATGTGCCGGGCGACGGGCGAAGCCTTTGCAAAGTGCCTGCACAAGGCTTGGGAGTTATTCAAGCTCAAAATGAGAATGCGCACCAGTATCGTGCAGTTCTGGTATATCAAATCGAGCACAGGCGAATTGCGACAGGCATTCGGCACACTCAAAGACGACCTTTGCCCCAAAACGAAAGGCTCCAACCGCAAGCCGAACAAACACCTGTTCACGTATTACGATACAATAGCCGAAGGCTGGCGGTCATTCAGAATGTTCAACCTTGTAAAAATCGCGTAGCCATGAACACACAGATATTTCAGTATAACAATAATCCGGTGACCTTCCGGATGGATGGCGGCATTACCTATGTATCGGCCACTGAAATGGCAAAACCGTTCGGCAAGCAACCTTATGAGTATTTACGCTTACCATCTACAAATGAATTAGTTAAGGCCATTGCGGGAAAATCCCGTATTGCTGAAAATCAAATAGTTAAAAGTGTGCGCGGTGGTCTTAATCCCGCCACCTGGCTCCACGAAGACGTAGCCCTTGATTTTGCACAATGGTTGAGTGTAGATTTTCGTCTTTGGTGTCTTGACAGGCTCAAAGAACTGCTGAAGTACGGCATCACAGCCACACAGCCGACCATAGAGGCTATCATTGACGATCCGGATAATGCGATCAAGCTGCTTACGGCGTTGAAGCAAGAGCGGGCCGAGCGTCAACGCCTGGCCGAGCAGAACGAACTACATAGACAACAGCTTGAAATGGCGGCTCCTAAAGTTCAGTATTACGATACCGTCCTGATGAGTGAAAGCACGTACAACACTAATAATATTGCGAAGGAGTTCGGCATGTCCGCAAGGACTCTGAATAGCATATTGCAGTCGAAAGGCGTGCAATACCGACAGGGCGGTCAGTGGTTGTTGTATCACAAGTACCAGAACCGAGGATTCACTAAGACGCATACGTATGCTTTTACCCGCCTGGACGGATCTACCGGGACATCCATTCAGACAGTGTGGACTGAGGCTGGGCGAAAGTTCATTCACGAACTGTTAGGGAGTTAACAAGATGGGGGATTATAACTTCACTGTCGCCGACGTGCTTAAAAGGCTGTCGGAAGATCAACAGTTCAGGGAGCAATTTCTATTGCTGATCGACGAATTGATAAGACTATTGAGGCTACCCGCAGATAATGCGAATTGAATAATGACAGGGAGGAATTTAGCCTCCCTGTTTTTGTAAAACATTCACATATTTTTTGTTCTCTTTTATCCAATACGGAAGTTTACCCCGTTTTGCCGCATCAAGAATACGATCCTCATTTTCATTAAGCCAATCATTGTAACCTGATGGCGTATCTTTGACCTCGTTTTCGGGCTTCTCCCACCAATCCTTATTTGTCCCCTCGTTAGCAAGGATGGGTACGGCATAACAACCGCAAGCTGTATGCCATCCGATGAACTTAAATGTTTTCGGATACCTTCCTTCCATTTGGTCGCAAATCTCCAAAGGCGCACGTCCTTTTTTAAAGCGCGGATACCAGTATTTTGCCAACCATGTGGCATGTGATTTGGATGTTTTAATATCGATGCCTACGACAAAATCAAACTGCTGCCACCGGATGTAATCGGATTCCCTGTATGCCGTATTTATGACCGTGCGGGTCATTCTAATTGCGTTCTGGTACGACGACCGGTAAACTCCTTGCCCGGGATGATATGTTTGGGCATTTTTCGACAATACGAGATTCCCGAATTTATCGCGCACCCGGCGAAACAGTCGATCTGGTTCGTTCAAATATTGGCGAACGTCTTGACTCATACGTGCCGCGCTACGGCCTTCGCTCAAACCTACCGACAGAGTTAGTTCGATCTGCTCTTTGAATTGAGTTGTGTATTTCCAGACCCTATCCGACAAGGTGTGCCCGTAAAACTTTTGCCTTCTGAAAGCCGCTAAAGCCTGTTGGTTGTGCTGGAGATAAGCCTTTTTAGGGGAGTCTGTAAGAGATAGAACCCATTCGTCATTCTTGGTGTTTGCGAACGCCCATTCGGAAGCAATGCCCCCTGTGATGATTCCGTACAACTGCGATTTAAAGTTCGTCAGAATAGCATTCGTATTTTCGCTCGACTGTTTTGACGACGAGAAGGAGAATAATTTCCCTTGTTCCGGATTGTAATCGTATTTTGCGCCTAATTGCAATAATTCGACCGCCGCAATACCATAGAGAGCGTCGATATTGCCAACATATTCAGCAATATGATCCTTGTGCTCTTTTTCCCACTTCTGATGGTCGAATTTATCGCGTGCCAAATCTTAAAGTTTAAAATGATGGCTCTATAAGGTTATTCATGGATTTAGCCGCCCGTTCTTCCTCTATCTGCCTTACTTCATCGTCAACATTGTCAACAAGTCCCACCAACGCAACCCCCGTTTTAAGTGATGCGACAGGCATCCCACAGGCATCGGTCGCATTCTTGATTTTCTCAGCCATGTCGTCAATAGTGAAAGGCTGTATCTCTGTTTCGATGTCAATAGTCTGTGAGGCTTGCATATATTCCGCATTGAGCGAGCCGATAGCGGATACAAGGAAGTTGTATCGCCGCTGGATATGCTCGCCGATAACCTCTGCGTGATTGTCAATTGCAAGGTTTGTACCCATAAAAAGAAACTGGAAAGCACGGCCGGACGGGACATCACCCAGCCCCTTTAAGGCCTCAAGGGAAAGTTGCGGCGTGTTAGTAAGTTGATAGGCCTTATTCCAGAGGCTATCCAGTTCCAGTCGTACAGCGTCGCTGGCTTGATCCCAGTTCAAATAATACACTTTACCCCCATTGGTGATTTTTATGAGACGATTTTTGCCTGACTGTTGCGGAGTGCCATGTATTTCGCCTTCGAGTATTAAATATGGGAAAAAACAACGATCAATGCAGTCCGCGAAGTTCGACATAAGTCGTTCTAATCGTTCCCGAATGGGTTTAATGTTATGACAAAGCGGTTTTGAACGCCACGAGTAAATTGTAGGATTTTTATCGAACCCATGTCTAAATTCACTAACCTTTACCCAATCTGCATCCATGCGCCATTTATACACTTTATCATCGGTTACGGTCATAAAAAACAGGGTTTCCGTGCCGTCAATATCTTTCACCGAGTATTCACGGCTCAATGCAAGATAGTCGCCGGTGTCATCGAAAAACGGGTATAATTTATCTCCTTTGAATGGCGACCATATGGTACATCTAAGTTTGAATTTGGGAATTACGGTTCCTCCGAAGGTCTTTTTGACTTGTTCGAGTATTTTCCGCCAAAATCCTTCGTCCTTGACCACATACCAATATTCCACAGCCTCAGTCTCGGAAAACCATGAACGGACAAGACGCTTGTTTACATAGCGCATTTTATTCTTCCGGGTGACGCTGTTTACAATAGATAAAAGAGCCTTTTCTTGGTCGTTGTTCGGCTTACAGTTAATTTTAGGATCATTGCCTACGAGCCAAGCCGTATGGATGTTCGTAATATCCTGCTCCAACGGTAGCGTGATGCGGTTTGTGGGGTTAATGTCGTCTTTTTTGTAAGTAGGGGGGATTGTTTTACCCGTTTTAGGATCTTGTCGTGATTCTTCTACGATTACCTTGTTGTCGGGACGAATGTTTTCGTCCATGACTTCATGTTTGTCAGGGTCCCAATCATTATAAAGAGCCTGCACATCAGGCAAAGGCGTGCGGCGATACTTGAGATAATTAATTTTTTCAGCCTCCGAAGGGAGGGCGAGTATTTCCTCCAATGTTTTCATGTCGTTTCGTCGGTTTTGGGGTCCTGCATCTACGCAGGATTATCAGTAATTAAAAATATCCTTCGTAACTTTTGGGAGCCTTATAATTTTCCCTGAATTCCGCAGTGCCGGTCAGCGCATCCGGCGCATCGTCGTGAGCATTCTTCCCTTCTTTCGTGTATCCTGTTATGGCTCGATAAAATTCCGGCCACCTTCGATCCCATCCGGAGGGGAAATAGGTGATATTATTCACATCAGCCGACTTCGTGAATATCCGTACTTGTTTATTCTCAGTCTGAGCGAACCACGAAATACGGGTCTTACTATTCCCCATCAGGCGACATTGTCTTTCTACATTCCGGGCAAAGCCACGTCCCCCGTTATTACTTTCAATATTAGCTACTTCTATCCGATGTTTAGAAAGCATTTCGGCGGTCGCGGGTTCCGTGTACTCCATAGGTTTTTTTGTATAAAGCACGTCGATCACATAGTTCCCTTCAGGCTGCTCTACATAACAAATGGCACACAGGTAATCGTCGCCGGTATCTGCTGTATCCACATAGGCTTTACGCATAGAGTCACTCGCATAAGGTATTATTTCATATGTTTTGAACTCCCGATACATCAGACCTTCGGCTGGCTTGGGGTCTTGCATGTATTGCGTGTTGAAAGTAAATTCATCCGCATCCCGATATACCTTCAATTCTTTTAAGGGGAAGCGGGATTCCCATAACGCGTGTTCAGTAGGCAATCCCTCGTCTACGATGGCCGAGAATCTCACAACATCCCATACTCCCCCTTCTTCGATTGTTCCCTCTGTATCCAACAGATATCCGCAGAAGTCGTCCGGAGCAAGCCTCTGTGCTGTCACGATAACCGGCGTACGTGTATCGTTAAGGCGATTCTTGAACGTAGATGTCCACAGCCCTCCAATACGGGACTTAATCGTGGTCGAAAAGGCATCTTGAGCCTTCATAGGATCATCTATATTCATCGAACCGCTAAACACCTCCGCTCCGAGCTTACCGCATCCAAACCCCGTAATTTGACCCATAAAAGGCGCTGCATAGAACACTCCGCCAGCAGAAGTGGATATACTCCCTTTTGCGTTATTCGATAGATCTACATGGGGGAAAAAAGCCCGATAGTTGGGATTTTCCATGATTCTGCGAATATTCGTCGCGTTGCGGGTCGTAAGCTCATCGCTACTGGACAGGTGCATGAATTCTGAATGTGGATTGATAGCGAACCCCATCGCAGTGAAGGATACCACAGCTAACTCCGTTTTTGAGTGGCGCGGCGGGATATTCAATATTAGTCGATTAGTGGGATGTTCACCCCGGAGTATTTGATCCAGTTTCCGACAGATTTCCCGATGATGCTGAGATATCAGAAAGGGACTCCTGTTCACCGCCTCAAACATTGCAGCGGCGAATGTTAGAGATCCCTCTTTGAGCAGCAGGTCGCCCACCTTCGAATAATCATCCATCCGTCTTTCCTTCTTTTATCAACTGGAGCAATCTGTCTGTACTTAACGTAGGTTGCGGAATGTCGTTCCCTTTGCTGTCCGTATTAGCTATTTTTGAAGGTGCATTATAACCAAGCATATTCACGATACTATCGAGCGATTTCTGTTTGTCATAACAAACGATTTTTACTTGTTCGTCAATAATGATCTCCCCCTCATCAGTAACCCGCTTGGTTTGTTTAGTCTCAACCGACTTGATACACGCTTTTTCATCTTCCGTAAGGACTTCAAACTCCTTGAGCGACATCCATCCACTTCGAATACGGGTAGCATCGGAGAATGCGATCTTTTGGTGTTCGCGAACAATCTGGAGAGCTGAAATGCCGGCGGCCTCGGCAAGGTGGCTCTTGAGATAATCTATCCGCCCCGTTACTGCCCCGTTATGAAGTAATTCTCCTGACCTTTTCCAAATCGTTTCTTCGCTCATGTTCGAGCAGTCATAGGCAAAGCGATACGCCTCGGACGCGTTACCGCATTCGAGGTATTTGTTACAGAACTTCTCCTGTTTTATCGTCAATCCCTTCGCCATTTAACTATCCGTTTTTATCCTATCGTTATGCCACTCCATGAGCCGAATAAATACCGACTCCACCTGTTTGCGGAAATGCCGATATTGAGAATACCAGAATGCCGCACTTGCCCCGATATTGCTGATCGCTGTAGGGGATTTGTATCGAAATAACTTCTGAAGTTCATTACGAACACCTGTACGTATTTTACCGCCGGCAAGCGTTGCAGGAGAGTACAGGTATAGGATAATGAATACGAATTGTTTCTTCAGGCGACCGGACTGTTTAGACTGACTTTTATCATCGGCGACAATTCGCCTGAACTCGTCATAAAGTAGGGGTATCAACGACATATCCGAAAATTTAGGCTTGCTCAACAGAGCCTCTTTTTCGATGGCGTCCCGCTTTACGAACTTCACGTATTTAAGTTCCGATATCTCCTGAAACATAGGTGTAAAACCTTATATTGCAAAGGTCAGTACGTCCGGCGCATTATGCAATAGTTTCGAAAAAAAATAGCACCTTTAGGGAAAGAATAACACGGGGAAAGTATGCGCTTAATTTAGCTCTTTCATCCTATTGCAAATGCCATACAATCGATGGCAGAGAAAACGCGCATCTCCGAACTTATCACACATTTGGAGAGAAGGGTTGCGGGGGTATTTTACCCCCGCAATTACCCCTCTAAAACCTGAAGCAGTTCCTCTTTTATCTGTTCGAATTTAGGCTGGGGTAATTCTGATTCCAGGTCTTTGAGTAACTCTTTTATTTTACTGTCCCGATCCTGCGCTTCATAAGCGCAAATATCTCCTTCGTTGTTCATATCAATAGTCTTTACATTTACAACAAACAAAAGGGTGTATATATTCCCATAGCAGGGAATTTAGATTGCCGGTCAGGTAAGCAACATCTTCGCCGCCTATCTTAAGCCCTTCGGCAGCGGCGATGTGATCGGTCAAATGCCTTAATTCGTGCTCGAACGAGTTTAAGAATTGCGCCGGCGACGAACTCCGGGCTACGACCATAACCGACCGGTGCGAATTTGAATAAGTCAACCCCGTATCCAGTGCACATTGGGTCATATTATTGTAGGCCCTGTTCATAATATCGGGCGGGCATCCGATCCGGGATAGGGAGTCCATAATCTCGTCCGTATAGTAGCAAGTAACGGCAAGATATATTCTTATCTTCCAATCGTATTTGCGTATGCGTACCTCTGCGGTAATCATTCTTCGATATATTTTTTTATACGCTTACACATCTTCCGACGTACGAACCTGGGTAAGAAAGTAGCTTCCTTGTCGACATACTCCAATAACCGCTGATGATCGCTGGGGGACATGCTGCCGATGACCGACCGGAGGCTTTCACCGGCTAATAATCTTTGGGCATACTCGTTCATTTCTTCGTCTTTTTAGGTTGTTCGTCTTCCTGATCGTCCTTGCCCCAAAGGACATCGACGTTCAGATACAAAATCAGCCAAAGCCACTGCACGAGCGTACAATTTTTGCACTTATCTTCTTTCCCTTCAATGAAGTCGGACACACGTCCGGCTATTTCAAGCACATCGTCATCGCCTTTAGCTATGGATTTGGAATAATCCAGGATATACTGTTTCAATTCTACTTCTTCCATGATCTTTATATTTAATTTGAATAAAATAAGGGCACTCCGACATGATTCGGAGTGCCCCGCCGGTTACAGAAATTCTTCCCAGGCAATAGGTTCCCCCTTTCCTATGCAATCCGCATAGTACCGGGTAAGTGCGATGCCGTCATAGCCGTCCGGATCATCGATGTAAGCCTTCACATACTGCAAAATGGCAGCTTCCGAGGCTAAAGGTTTCGGATAAAAGTCCGAATAGGCCATATTAGCGACGTACATACAGTCGTATCCCTTCGCTTTCTCAATTGTAATTCCATTACGTTCGAGGGCCTGTTTTACCTGCTCGTGATCCCAATGATGACTTGTGCCGTCGGTATTCTTCATCCTCTGGGGGTTGGTTGCATACTCGGCCAGCTTTTTACTGAAATGCCAGCCGTGATTGGAGAGGTATTCTCTCATACCTTCCGGCAATGCTTCGTAAACATCAAGCCGTCCCATAACCTAATACCTTCTACGCCTGTATTCACCGGCATACGGCCCGGTACCCTTGACTCCGCGGCGATCTCCGTAGCCCTCCCCATCCATGCGGCGCATTTCATAGTCCCCGCGCGGATAGTCTGAACGATCTCCATATCGACCGCTGTCCATCATTTCTCGACGCATATCCTCGCGGCCTTTTTCATAGGCTTCATCGAGCATATAATCCACGTCTTCTCGTTCGCTGCCTCCGTGAGCGCGTCCGATTACCATACCATTCCAACTCATAATCATTTAGCTGTTTTTGGTGTTCCTTGTTTATCGAAAAGGCCCTTTATATCCTCCAGGCTCGGAACCGAACGAATGATACTCTTTATTTCGCTCAATTCGTTGTTCAGACGCTTGATCTCTTCGTCCTGAGCCTTCGCTTTCGCATAGGAAGGATCGAGATCCTTTAAAATCTGATCGTAGGCTGCCAGGTTCGCTTTGTGACGTTCGAACGAATTGATGATATCCGAACTCTCTTTCTGCGCCGCTGTGATAGCTGGCATCAGACCTTCGCGCGTCATGGAGACGGTAAGCCCATCCTTCGATACGACATCCAGATTAACCGGCACTCCCCAGGGTTCGTTGTTCTCAATAGTAATATTGATGTACTGCTGCTGGAAGGGCGTCAGTTGTCCGGGTGTCGGCTGCGGATAGTACGGCACGCCGACCTCCTTGACAGCCGCCGTATAGAATTTCGGAGTTTCCCGTGTGTCGAGCACATATACAGATGATCCTTTTCTCAAATTTTGGAACATGATTTTTAATTTTTAGGAAAGCCCAGGGGGATTGCCTCCCTGCGCTTTCGTTTTTTTTTTACTTTGAATTTTTACTTGCTGCAGGTTCAGCGGATGCAGTCGGCGCGGGGGCCGCTCTTGCTGTAAATTCCAGAAAACGGATTATGCCGTTTCGCTTATCGATATAGGCAAGGCGTTCGGTGCTCCCCGTAACATCGGCTCCCGTGACATTACTGTTCTTGCTATCTACTACCGGAATTTTCGTTGTTCCCGTGGTAGTATCGGCACTGGAAACCGTAGACTGGCCGTTGTTCGGCACTGCGATTGTTACCGGAAGGGACTCGCCTCCCGCCGGCGCATCTGCATGTACACTGAGCAAGACCACGCTTTTGCATGGCAAAGCATTGTAACAGATAGGGGAAATCCCGTAGTCCACCGAAGCATCGGTAATCTGTACTGCGTTAGTCCGGAGTTCATAAATCCCGCCTACATCCACTCTGGGGATAAACGATCCCGGAAAAACAACTCTAAAGTCTGCTCTTGGATACATAATCACCTCCTTTTTGCTTAGATTACGGCATTCGCAGCGCATCCGCAAAACGGAGACGAAGCAACGGCCACCGTAGGCGTGTAGCAACAATTCGGATTCTGAACCATGTAAGCCGGAACCGGTGCCGGGGCTTTGAGTTGGCTGACGATATTCGCAGTCTGGTACTGCAAGCTGGCTGCCGTAGCAAGCTGTGAGTTCTCGCGGCTGAGTTCGTCGATACGATCCTGCAAACGGGCTTTTTCCAGCCAGCAGAACTTATCGTTGATGATCTGCGTCTGTGCGTCGATCTTCGCTCCGATGATGTTGAACTGCGTGTTGGCCGTAGATTGCAGCGCATTGGTCTGGTTGATCGTCGCGAGCTGATTCTCGTAGCCCATTTTCACGATGTCCTGGCGGACGTTGCAGCAACATTCGGCAATCTGGTTGCCGATCTGACAGCCCATAGACTGAATGGAGTTGATAATCTGCTGTCCGCTCATTCCGATCTGACCGCCGATTTTATCCACCGATCCCTGAAGGCTGCAAATCGCGCCCTGAAGCTGCGTTGTCGAACAGTTCAGCGAGGCGGCCAGTTGGTTGATCGCTGCGCCGTTGCCCTGAATTGCATTCATCAGCAATTCACGACCCGCATCGTTGTTAAGTTGTGCCGGAAGACCGTTAGCGCCATTGTTGCCAAAACCGTTGCCGCCGAAGCCGCCCCAGCAGAAGAACAGCAGGATAATCCAGATCCACCAGCATCCGTCCCCGCCGAAACCATTCCGGTTGTTGTTACCGTTCATCAGGGCCGCAACGAGGTTCGGGTCCATACCCTTGTTCTGCATCAGCGCCGGAATCATCGCCATGATGTCAGATCCCTTAGACCCGCCGTCGCCGAACATAAAAATATCTTTGTCCATAGTTATTGATTGATTATTAATTTTCGGCCCGCTTACGTGGGGCCGTTACCGATAGCGCTATGGAACAAAAATAGAAAGGGGCGGCACAGCGCACCACCCCTTTGCAAAATAGTATAAAATGCCTGGTTTACAGTTGTATAAATGTAAAATTAATTCGATTTTTCACATGCGTTTTTCAACATGCAAAGCAGCTCGTTTATCAGCAGCAACAATTCCCGGCGGAATACTTCGTCTTCGCCCATACGTTTGATTACGTCCAGGGCCGTATATTCATACTCGGTCATCGTGAAACAGGTTGTAGATGAATTCGCGGCCCTTTTCCGTCCAGTATAGATGCTGTTTGGTGAACTGTTGTCCGGTCGTGCTGCTGATGTAAGTATGCGTCCTATAACCTTCGTATCCCTGGCCCCGGTATTTCGCATACAGTACGTAGGTATCGCTTTGCCGGTATATAATACCGCGCTTCACCAGCATGTCGTTTAGCCGCCTTGCGCTAACGCCTAATTGATCGGCTATCAGGTTTGTTGTAATCAAGCTGTCCGATTGCAATACTTTATTGTAATATTGCACCATCGGCGCGGCCTTTTCGATTTGCTCGTTTGCCAGTCTGTTTTCTTCAGCAAGGCGCTCCTTCTCGGCCCGCTCTTGCTTCAACTGCGTTGCGAGCTTTATGATCGTATCCGGATCGGATAACACTTCCTCTACTTTCCGGTCGGTCAGGTAGGCCCCGTGTTTGCGGACGGATGGCAGGACTTCGGTCGTCACCCACCGTTTGAACTGTTTTGCGGTAGGTAACTTAGACCCGAAAACAAGGGAGTAGACTCCGGATTCGTTGATAGCTGTCATTTCTCTATTTTGGCTGCCGTCGTGAATCACGACACCAGTTTTATCCTCACTGTCAACGTGCCTATTAATAGCGTCTCTTGGATTAGAATATCCGAGAGCGCAACATACGTCATTAGCTACAAAATATGGCACTGTTTTAACATCGACAACCCGAACACGTCCGAATTGCTGATTATTGAAAATTTGCATGGTGTTCATGTCTACCCCCTTTTAACGATTCTACCAGCGTTAACGCATTCTCTGAAGTTGTAGACCGGTTGCGAGCCGGTAATGGTGCGATCTTCGATGAGACGGGATAGGGATTCAAGAAGCATTTTTGCCTCACTGAGTGTAAGTGTGATTTCGTCAATGCTTCCTTTGATGCACAGCAGGGATTCGTTGCCTTGTTTGGAAACTTTGTAGGCGGACAGAGAATCAGAAATAACTTCCATTGCCACACCGCATTCTAAATGACGGTAGGCGCACATTGATTTGTTAAACATACTGGTTTGAGCATTAAAAATAAATACAAAGGTTTCGTACTGACCCTTTGCTCTACACCAGTAAGGCAGTCGAGGCATTAACCTTCGACAAGGGGGTACGAAACCATATTAATTAGCAAGCATAAAAAATGCCCGCTATGCAGCGAGCGTCAACTCGCCTTACTGGTAATAGAGCATTACAAATATAAGAATGATTTTTTAAATATCAAATAAACCCACACAAATTTGCATTGCTCAATAAAAGGCATTATATTTGTACAATAAAACGTACAAAAGTGCGTACAAATGAAAAAGATTATGGATGCAATTACTATTAGCCCTTCGGAGTTTCGGAACAATCAAAAAAAATACTTTGACATGGCCGAACATACTCGCGTATTTGTGAAGCGCGGGCGTAAACTTATTGAATTAGTGGTTAGCGACGGTATCAGTCTTAATCCATCCCCTTCAGGCGATCCCTGGTTCGACGATCCGCGAAATATCGCCGAACTGTCCCGCCGTATCAAGGAATATGAAGCAGGCAAAACGGAATTTATATCACTTGAAGAAGCGCGAAAGGAATGGGAAAATATAGAATAAGCATAAGCCGGAAGGCGAGTAAGGATATTTGCGCTCATCGTAAAAGTGGAAACAAAGCGATAAACAAACACATAGACCGTATTTTATCTGAACTCGAAGATCATCCCGAAACGGGAATAGGCAACCCTGAACAACTCAAACATGAATATAGCGGTTTTTGGTCTCGGCGGCTAAGTTCGGAACACAGGTTGATATATCGGATAAACGAGGAAACGGTTGAAGTGCTTGTCGTATCCGCCCTGGGGCACTATCAATAGTCAAACCTCTTTATTTTTGATCTTAACCATATCGCTGTACCTGTATAGCCGTTCCTTGCAGACGGGTATCCCGGAACGCGATATTTTCGCGTTGAAAGCCGAATCGGATTTGCCGGTGATTCGTTTCGCCTGCTCATAGTCAACTTTGACATCCCGAAATGCCATAATCACCCTTTTCGCCCTGTCGAGATCATCCTCGGTTATGTTTTTGAAGAATCCCGCATCGAGCATGTCGGCGATCTCCCGTAGTAAATCAGACGTTCCAGCCATAGAATAATCTGTTTTCGCAAAGGTCAATAGGTCCGGGACATTATGCAAGTTTATTGGTCATATAAAATAGCAAAAACCTGTTTGTGATAAAGATTTACTTCCCCGTAATTCCCGTCAAATATCTTTTTTATTTCATACCCATGCTCTATGGAAATGGCTTTTAACGCTCGCCATGAAATTTTTCTCCAGTTTATATGGTGCTCTTTCGCCCATCGTTTAATGGTGTACCAGTCTTTTGATTCGTCGAGCTGTTCAATCTTGGCTTCTAATTGGAGTTGTATTTTTTCTTTTGCTTCCACTGTGTCTGCCAGTTGTCGAAGTGCTTCTGAGTATGTTTTAGGAAGAGCCATTGTATAACTACCCGTCTTACGAATGGCGGGGAGAACTTCCGATGTCACCCATTTTCGAAAAGGTTTAGCGTTAGGCTTATTGCTTCGAATCACAAGCGAATACAATCCACTTTCGGAAATAAACAATAGCGTTCCACCGCGCTCTAACGATTCGTTATACCGCTCGTCATTATCAACATGATCTGCAATAGCTTTACTCGGATTAGAATAACCTAACACATTGCATACATCCAATGCACAGAACATCGGTTCTCCATTAACTTCAGTTGTCCTGATTTCCCCGAATTTTTCATTTCTAAAAATGGCAATATCATTCATAAATAAAAAAATTACAGCTTTACAAAATTACTTTTCATTCCTGCGTTCTTTGATTCGAGCCCGCCGGTCTACCACCTTGCAATAGAACTCCACCCGCCGAAGTTCGTCTATCAGTTCTTTCCTTGTGAAGTTAATGTGAACCGTTGAGTCGTCGCGTCTGCCGCCTCGTCTTCTTTTTATTGAAGGTGTCGTCATGTTTTTCAATATAAAATTTATATCTTTGAGGATGTCTGGGCGGACGTTGGCAGGGACGAACTTTCGGGGGAGTCCTTGCTTTTTTATGCTATCTTGTGAGTCTGGCAGTATTCATAGTCTATCTTCCATTTATCCCATAGTTCGGGGCGTTTTTGCAGGTAGTCATATACCTCCGATTCATCGACCAAAATATCAGTTCCTTTCTTCGTGGTCTTGATAATCCGCTGCCGAATCAAAAACCAGATGCGGATCTCGGCAATTTCCAGCTTCTTTGCGAGCGATTTAATAGTTATCATGTTTGAGTTGCTTGTATTTGTTCATTACTTTGTCTGAATATTCTTCCCCGCCGTTAGGGTTATGGAGTTTTAAGGCCCTTTCGAATGATTTCCCAGGATTGTGGTATCCCTGTATCGTTTCCCATATTTCGATGGATTTTAGGCGGTCGAAACGGTCGGAATCGGCGAATTTGTCAAACCCCATAATACGGTTGGCTTCCTTTACGGCGATGGGCCGTATTTGCAGTACTCCGCCATCGTCGTTTTTACCTACGGCCCGTTCGTTTCCTTTGCTTTCGACGTAGATCAGGGCTTCGATGAATAAATCCCAATCCGAACGGATAATCGGTATAGTCGTTTTAATTTCCGGCGGCGGATCGACTATAATGGAATCAAACCGTATTTCCGGAATCCTGTACGCTATGCGCTCTACCCGAATCAGGATGATAACGAGTAGGGCGGTGATTATGGATAAAAGTGCTTTCATATTAAACTGTTATTTTCTGAACTATGCGCAACTCCCCTTCATATCCGCGAGCACGGAGTTCCGCAATTAATTCGCGCGGGCTGAAGTCCCGAAGTGCGTTATTGCTACCAGGCATAATTTTGTCTCTTTTAGCTTTAAGACATGCCTTACAATAAGACTGAAGTCCGTCTTTTGTTGCCGCATTTTTATAAAATTGGCTAATAGGCAATTCGTTGCCGCATGATGGACATTTTTTTGTTTCCATAGTTTAATATTGTTAAACGGTTATTTATGTTCAACCAGTCGCCATTCGATATAAAAATTATCAACAGCATAAGGCTTGATGCGTTCATGTAATTGCCATCCGGTAATAAGATCCAACCTTCCGTCCGGTTCTTTTGCTAAAATCATATCGCATCCATTAGGTAAATATTCTTCTATGCTAATCCAGCGATTGGCCCATTCGACGCCTGCGAGGAACATGCGTATCATATCATCCACGTATAATTCATCTTCCTCTGTTGAATCCATTACTAAACTTTGTGAGGCACGGGCACACCGTCGGGCCTTTTCTTCTATTGATTCCATTTTTTTGTTTTTTTTATTTCAAATACTCTAAATTCCCGATTTCCTCCGAGTACCATAGCCCGATCCAGAAGCTATCACAGTGAGCTCGGTGTGCATTGATAACCCTGTTATTTACATGGATATCGTGAATGACATATACCCGATCCATCGGATTCATTTCATTCCTATGGCTTTCCAAAAGCATTTCAAGAGCATGATAATCCATGATATTTTTCTTAAATCCGCTTTGTGCCAAAGCAATAGTTAGACATTCGATAATTAAGATTGCTCCTGAAATTACCGTGGTAATGATAGCTCCATCCGAAGGATAAAGCCATTTCTTCCCGGTTACAATCCACCAGATAACTCCGGTGATAAACAAAATCCCTGTAATGATTAAAAGTCCCATGAGTTTATTATTATGCCTTTCGGCGGTTAAACATTATCTTAATGGCTCTGGTTTCTCAAATCCAGTAATATCCCCACACTCAGGACAGCGTATATGCCAAATTTCAGTATAATCCGATGGATGGAAATAGACTTTTAGTACATCTTGCCGCTCGTATTCGAACTGGCATCCGCAAGCGCAGCATTTACGTAAAAATACGGCATTAGGGTGTTGGGTTCCGTGTCTAATTATCTTCTTCATAGTCTCTAATTTTCCATTTTCTTTTCAGTCTTTGAAAGTTCCTGAGCTCCCGAATAGCCCCGTCGATGGCTTCCCCGATCTCCGTGGGATTTGGCTGTTCTATATTTGCTCCGCGTCTCCATTTCTGGTAGTAGATGAGATAGTTAACAATGTCTTTGATTTTCATGTATTTTCGCTTTTTGTTTTAAAAGTTTCTCTTTCAGATTCCAAACCCGCATACACCCAAGCCGGGCGGCAGTAAGTTGTTCTTCAATAAACAGCTTGCGACCGCCCCGGTGAGGGGTACCGCCGCCGTAACGCCTGATGCTCCCTGTCTCTGACACACCAAGTACCGATGGACATATTGCACCGTACTTTTCACGTAGAAAATCTACGACCCTGTCTAAAATTGATTCCGGCACGCAGTAATGAAAATTATAAACTCGCGGATCATCATGTTTATGGTTTTTCTTGAAATCAGCTTTGAAATCTTCCCACGACCGTTTGATCTCTACTTCGGTCAGGTATCCCGATTTGGTTATTATCACCAAATCTGCTTCGTAGTCAAGCAGACCCCACGAAAGATTCGGGATGAATATATCTTGCCGCTTATTCCAAATGCCACTATTCCGAAGTGCGATCTGAATTTCGTCAACTGTTAACTTTGTATCCATCATTTAATACATTTGTTTGTTATTCGGGATTCCGGAAGTCCTTGTATCTCGTAGGTTTCACCCGTCATGTCGTATCGCCATATATTTCCATCGGCGTATACTCTTGTGATTGTCATTACGAATATATCGAAGTGACGATCTTTACTTATCCTCGCTGAAAAATATACAGTGTCGCCCTTGTTGTACTTCGGAATCTTCATCTTCTTATTTCTTTACTGGTTCGATTAGCCGCCAGTGAGTCGGTTTATCTATGTACTCCAATTGCCATTCACATCCATTCCACACCGCTAATTCATGCCCTTTTATGTTTGTTTTTGCGGTTTCGTCGGAGTTAGGGGATATATATTCTTCTTTCACCAACACCAATCGTCCTTCTTCCGGAAGTTGCTCGCTCACCGGAATCCATCGCCAGGCATCGGCAAAACCCCTGCGATAACCAAACTTTTTGCCGGCCAGGAACATGCGTGTCATACGGATAAAATACTCTTTTGGTCTCATCTTCTTATTCTTTACTCGTTCGATGGGCCGCCAGTGGGTATAACCACTTTTGATGTATGGGAAACCCCAATTTTTGGCACGCTCCCCCGATACAACAAAATATCCTTTGGTATGTATCGGCTCTCTTTCATCTTTCATAATCACGAAATCGTATTTTTCTGGATCTCCTTCACTTATTGGAAGCCACTGGAAGGATTCGATTATGCCCCTGCGATAACCAAACTCTTCGCCTGCGAGGAAATCTCGCTCAGAACGAGATTTGCAGGCATCACGGCTGACATCCCATTCAAGGGTGGATTTTCTATTCCATAATGTTTCGGCATACTCTCTGGCCGCTTCTTTTGCTGTTCTCATTTTCTCAAATTCTTCATTCAGTCCCATTGCCAATGCCCGGCAGATGGGCGGCAAGATTGTCATCGGTTTTCGGTTTAATTGTATTGATAATCATTCCTATAATTCAATCGTGATATCGACGTTCTTTTTCAGCACATCGGCTATACCATTGCTAACCGCGAGGTAGTACCCGGCTTCATCCCTGCTGGGCATGAAATAGAAATACCGACTTTCTGCATGAAGAGGCAAACCCAACTTTTCCAGACCGTCGGAGGTGACGGAATTGTAGAATTTCTTGAATTTATCCGACGCTTCCCGGCCTTTTTTGGTGGTTCTAAGCACTTTGTATGCTTTATGCTCACGGTTCGATACTATCGTATTTTCCGACATCAATTTGGAATCGGGAACAAAACCGTCTTTAAATGCGACCGTGTACGGATCCCATGCACAGGTGAAACCCCAGCCCCATAGGTGTCTGAATCCTTCCGGTCGCTCGCCGACCAACTCCTCGATAATGTCGCATGCCTCTTTATACGTGGCTTCGCGCACATCGTACATCCGCTTTAATTCGGCATGAAGCGCGGAACCTTCTCTAAATCTTAAAATCATAGCTTATAATGTTATGCCCGGAGGCGGTTAAACTATTTTGAAAATTTGCTCGGCATGGTAATTTTCATTGCTCATCGAGCTTTTGAAGAAATGCTTTTAAGTTTTCACATCCATCTGTGTCGCAACAGGTTACGCCGCATTCTTTAAAGCAAAACGCTTCTTCTGCTCTTGCTTTCAATCTCTCTATCTCCTTCCTCTGGTCGTTGATTACCTTGCGGGCTAACTCTTTGCGTTGCTTGGATTCCTCCAACTCTTTGCGGTAGTGGGCTATTTCCTTTTCTGCATCTCGCTCGGCAAGCTCGACGGCTGCATAAGCACTGTCAATACAAACATATTGATAGCCGTATTCATTGGTAAAGGAAGCTGCTTGTAATACCTGTTCTGCTCGTCTGCTTTTCATAATCAAAACAAAAAGAATTTATCCCCAGGCAATAATTGTTTTACTTGTATAATCTCCATAACTCTTTAAAGTTTTTAATGTTTTTACCTACCATACACCATGCAAGCCGCATCCCGTGCGTGTTCCGATACGGCTTTCCGCCATCCGGTAAGCCGTTTGAACGACTCGCTGTTCATTTTCGTTTTATTGTTTTTCGGAGCGACCATCAGGCAATCGATTTCATGCTCTCGACACCAGTCCTGCCAGATATGCGCATCTCTTTTAACCGAGCCTGCTCCCTGTAATTTTTCCCGCCCGGTGTTGCCGAACCACTTGCGTAGACGAGCATCTTCGATATACAGCCTGATTTCACTTCCGGTAGTAAGGCCGATATTCCGGTAAATAAGTACTCTCTCCATTGCCTGTGTGATCGTTAGTGTAACGATCTCCATAAAATGTCTTTTTTCGGAGTTCCATGCGGCGAATCCTGTTTTAACGCCGGTGTCTATGCCGATATGAATCATTTTGAAATAATTTTAAAAGGGTACATCACTGTCGATAGTCCATGTATTGTCATTCTGGAAACCGTCTTGTCGCGGTTGCAGCCAGTTGGAATTGTCCAGCAGATTGATGTCTCCCGGCGGAACCTGATACCTTCCGTTACGGGGATTGTACTGCAATACGATACCTTCTGAGCTCGGATGCCCGAAATTCTTGAAACGTACTTTCGTCGGTATCAGCTTTGTTCGATGATTCACGAAATCACGATATACTGTCAAACCATAATCGGCTTTGTTATAAAAATTAGCGGATCCGCTGATGTCGTAGAGTGTCGGCGGAGGATATATTCCGCCTTGCATCTTTTCCAGCTTCGTGGGATGTGCGACCAAATGTCCCAGAATACCGTAACGTTTCGTAAATCGGGAACATTCATCGAGAAAGCGACCAACGTATTCGGATCCCGTTTCGCTTCTGTCCCTCTTGTGTTCCATACAGTTGAACGGATCCATTACGACCTGCTTGATTCCTTTGCGCTGTATGAATTGTTTTGCTCGGCTCAGAACGTTCTCAAGCGTCGGATCCTCATAAGGATCGAGCCAAAAGAAGTGGCTCTCAATGTAGTCAAACACCGTATCGAACTCATCGCGGCTCATGTCCGACTCTTTGAACGGCTTGCCGATTAACTTTTCAGCAATCTTCGCATAATGATTTTCGACAGGATAATTCTCCGGTGAGAAGAACAGCGTTTTCCAGTCGTGCATCACAGCCAGACGAACCGCTATGTAATCGAGCATTTCCGATTTCCCGTGCGAAGGTATGCCCGTCCAAATGGCAAGCTGCGATACTTCCCACCGGATCGTCTCGTCGATTTCTGCAATGCCGATACGATTCCCTTCCGGAAGCCCATGTTGGTACATGGCGAAAATATCATCATATCGATCAGACAGATGGATGTATCCCTGAATCGGAATCTCCTGAGCGTTTTTGATTACCTCCCGGATAGCCAGGCCACCTTCGGCAATCAACAACTCATTGGCGTCTTTACGTCCCTTGTAGGTGACGATCAAGCATCTTTCGGAGCCCAGCCTACGTACCAACTCGTTGCGTAACTTCAATCCTGCATCGTCAAAATCCGTCGCGATATAGAATCGCTCGATGTGTCCGAGACTGTCGATGTAATTGTCGAGATAGGGTAAATCCGTAGCCCCGGCCCCATTCGGTACAGAAACAACATTTTTAAACCCAGCCTCGATAAAACTGAGTGCATCCATTTCACCTTCGCAGATAATCAAATCTTTGGCTTCGGAAGTGCAGTTGAAGTTGTAAAACGTCAGCTCTGCATCTTTTACCATCCGAAATGACTTTTTAGGCCCGCGGTACTTGATGTTGACTAATTTGCCTTCGATGAAGTACGGGAAACAAATGACCTTTACCTCCTTACCGAACTGCGGCATCCACTCTCTGTCCGAATAAATCCGCATATCCCGAATCGTAGCTTGCGAGATCATCCGGCCTTCAAACCATTTTACTGCTTCATCCGATAGTTCAGTTTTGTTTTTCCATACCGGAATGACATAATCCTTTGGTTGCCGGGATTTAAGCGACATATGTGCCGAAAAAGTGGCATTACAGTGACAACAGTGACCGACCTGCTTGTCTACATTCCACACGAAGCACTTTTCCCGCTTCTTTTTGCGGGTCTCCGAGCATACCGGGCAAGTCATGTAATTCTCGCCATGCGGCCTCGCCGGATTAATTTCGTATAATTTCTGCGTTTTGGTTTCGATGATAAACATAGCTACAAAGGCATTTTAAAAAACTGATTTTCTGGCTTAAACCAAACCTGAATGCATTTCTGCTTCCAGTTTTTTACTGCATTCCCCTTGCTGTCAACCCAATCTCCGGCGGTGTAGTAGAGATACGCTTTTTTAGCTGCATCACGAGTGTATCCATTCTGCTCAAAGTATTCCTCCATGTCCGAAAGAGACGGCGGCACGAAATCTTTTTTTACTCTCTCTCTAGAGAGAGTTTTTTTATATATTACTTCTTTATCTTTCTTATTATTCGTACTGGTCGGTGTTCGGGCAGTGTACGGGGTAGTGTCTGAGGTAGTGTTCGGCAGAGTGCCTTCCATCGGATTGTAATACTCGTAATTACAGAGACTTATAATGCTTTCTCCGTGTTCGGTTCGGCGTTCGATTTCGTGTTTTTTAATATGCTTATTGATGTATCGCTGCGTCTTTTCGACACTCCAGCCCCAACGATCGGATAAGAATCGCAAACCCGCGTGTATTTCGCCTCGTTTAATAGTTATCAAGCGACCGTTAGGTAGTTCTTTCGTTGCTGGTTCCGCGTCAAATCGTGCCATCTGAATCAAATCGAGCCACGCTTCCGACAGACTAAAGGTGCGTTGCTGCGACCAATAAACATTCGTGAAGAACTTTCTATTTAATCGAATAAAGCCGTCCATTCGGATTATAACATTCCAATGTTTAATATCTTGCCAATTTTGGCCCTGCGAGCCTGAATACGGCTCAGTTCTTTTAGTTTCCCGGTGCATAGCCCTGTACGTCCGAGTTGACGTATCAGTCTTTTTTCCTCGTTCAGCAACCGGTAAAATTCACCTTGGGGGTCGTCTTTATTCTTTTCCATCCGTATTAATTTTAAAGTAAAAGTCATTTATCGTTCTGCCGTATGTGAGCCTTCCGGATCGCGTCAGACTGCGTAGCGCCTTTCGTACTTCCTCGCTGTCGGCATCCTTCATCAGAGAGAATATCTCCCCCATAGTCGCAGTGGTCGGAATTAGTTTGGAAAGTGCCTTCCCTGCGGAAATATGGGCCACTGTATTGAACGTTTTCTGCTCGATCTCATTCATAAATAATTCTTGTGTCTTTCAAGCTCCATTTCAATGCTTTGCAGGAATGCTTCTTCATCGGGGGATGGAAGGTATATCCCGCATTCGGATGAACTCCAATTCCTAAACCGTTCTATCGCTTGTGTCATTTCGACGGTTGTCAGCCCTGCGGAACTGCGGTAGTCGTACACATCTCCGATATATTTATCATGTTTCGGAATCAGAAACAGCGAAGGATTGCACAGTTTTTTGAAATATTCCCGTTTCACATATTCGATAGTATTTCCCGTTTCCATCGCATAGTATCCGAGCAGGTAATGCAGGTAGCTATTTTGCGACAGGGTTCTTTTGCGTTTTTTCTCGGTCAGTTCGACGACCGCTTTCTTCTTGTACAGATCGTTCGAACGACGTTTAAAACGCTCTTTATCGAGTATGTTATTCAGGTCGTAGATCATGGTTTAAAAAGGCAGATCGTCCGTGTCTGATGCTACTGGCATTTGGTCTACGCTTTCCGGAGTCGTTGCAGCCGGTGTAAAATCGAATCCTTTTCCACTGCCAATGTAAATGCGTCCCGTTCCCGCTTCCCGTTCTTCTTTGGTTTGACTCATAAATACTGTATGTGTATTCTCATACTTATCAGGTTCGCGCCGTGTCGCAATGGTGATATTCATGTACTTTTTGCCGTTTTCGGCAAGTTTGATCTTGGATTTCGGTATGTCGGTCACACAAATCGACGCATTGATTAAATCGCTCATTTCGTTATTTTTTAAAAGTTGTTTTGATTGTCGTTTTCGATGTCCTTATGGGATGCCGCAAAATTTCACCCGTATCGGCATCCGCCAACGTCGCATTCTCGGGAATACCGCGTAGCATACTTTCACGATCTTTGATGTCCATATTGACCGCGTTACGCATTTTATATAGTTCATCCAGCGTACCGTCTCCGCACACAGTATAATCGTATTTCACGCCAGCCTCGAATTGCTCCAGTTTACAATCGGATACCTGATGCTCCTTCCCGTATTTGGAAAGTTCTCGCAGGGCATAATCCTTAATTTCCGCATCCTCCTGCAACGCCTCAATCATCTTTTTAAACCGGGACATATTAGCCCACACTTTCAGTGGGTCAATCTCTCCACTCAGTATAAATTCTTTTGCCTGACTTATTGCAATAGGGAGGGATACTTCTGATTCAATGATTTCGACTGCTGTTTTCATCGCTATACGTTTTGATTTGATTTGATTCCGTTCGTTGCGCGATTCACCAGCCAAGTGTAATCTTCAGGGGTAAATCCCCGCAAGGATGTTTCGAACTGCGCCATCGTCCATTTTTCTTTTTTAGTGTTCTTACCGCACAAATTCTGACCTGTTACCAAATCACATAAACAATTGACCAGGTTCTCATCACTTCGACAAAACATTTTTTTATCGTTAGTAGCGGGTTTCTGCCCTAATGATTTGTTAGCGGTCGTTTTATTTCCACTTGCGCCATTCCCATCATCGTCATCGTCAATATTCAACCCTAAAACAGCGCCGATGGCATACCTTCTTTGATAGGTGATAGAACTGCCTATTCCCTGCGGATCATTCTTTACGGGCTTCATCTGGTAAGTCTCCATAATAAATTCTCCTGATTCGTGCATCAGAATCGTCGTGAGCCCGGTTTCGCCAACGGGCAACTGACTTACAGCAAGCCCATTTTCAGATAATGGTTTGCTAATTACGTCGAGTATATTAGCAAGGGTCGCATATTTGGATTTGAAAAATGGATTTGTAGCTTCTTTTTTTACTTTGGCTACCGAACCTTGAAACTTACACAAAGCAATTGCAAGGCTCTTTATTGATTCTGACCGTTCCATATTATTCTTGTATTAAACTCCGTTTTTAATCCTTCACATCCTCCATCAATCGAGTGTAAGGATTGTATGTCTGCTGTATCCAGAACTCGTATATGCCAGGGGACAATCTGATCGGCTTATGATCTTCCCATTTCCGATCTATCGGCGACCGATAAGACTCATCGTCCATAGATAACAATGATACATGCTGAAGTATCGATTCCTCGTTGACTTTATAAATGACCCTTTTGTCAACCTCGTAACGTTCTACATTACCGGTCAACACGTGCGCATGCTTCGTGCGGTCGCTGATTGCTAAAGGACGGTTTTTAACCATGATTGCGGATGCCGGGATCGCATCTATCGAAGCCCCGATCACATCGCCCTGATGAAATCTGATGTTTTCCATAATTTATGCTCTGAAATTGAATGAATAATCTTTAGCGTTAAATGGCGAAAGGGATGCAATGGCTTCTATCGCGTTCGTATGGTGCGGTTCTACACCTTGCAGATAATGAGTGCCCGTACTCGGACAGCACATCGAGACCCATGCGAAAGGCTGGTTATCGATTTCTTTAAACAAATCATTCGTTTTAAGAAGTTCGACAACCTCCCTATCTCCGTTAGCATGGACGATTTCCCGCCGATCAACTACTTTCGCTCCGAGTAGATCCAGCATACCTTGCTGTCCAATGGATTCGTAAATAGCCCCTTTAATATCGGCATCCGTTTCCTTCATAAACTGCTCTTTCGTGATGGAACTTTTGTCATTGACAATCCATGCCGGAATAGAACGACCGTTGATGAAATAATATTCCGATCCATCCCTGAACTGGACAGCAGCCTGTGTTGTGGAATGAAGCCTTCCGGCTAAATTAGTCTCTATATACACTGGAGGCTGAATTGCGAATACGTAATTTTCATATTCATAAGCATTGAAAACATTAGATCTGATAAGCTTTTTATATTGCTTGAAATTGAAATTATCCAACAGATTTATCTTTTCGAAAAAGTCATAAAAGGAGGCCCATCCATAATTCGATAAATCAATATAAGATGAATATTCATTGACCGAAGCCCCGACCGAATCCCAGACCGAAGCCCCGACCGAATCCTTGACCGAAGCCTTGACCGAAGCCCCGACCGGAGCCCCGACCGAAGCCTTGACCGAATCCTTGACCGAAGCCCAGACCGAAGCCCCGACCGAAGCCCAGACCGAATCCCAGACCGAAGCCCCGACCGAATCCTTGACCGAAGCCTCGACCGAAGCCCCGACCGAAGCCTCGACCGAAGCCCAGACCGAAGCCCAGACCGAATCCCCGACCGAAGCCTTGACCGAAGCCCCGATTGAAGCCCCGACCGAAGCCCCGATTGAATCCATGACCGAAGCCCAGACCGAATCCCAGACCGAATCCCAGACCGAATCCATGACCGAAGCCCCGACCGAAGCCCCGATTGAATCCATGACCGAAGCCCTGACCGAATCCTCGACCGAATCCCCGACCGAATCCCTGACCGAATCCCAGGCCGAATCCCTGATCGAAGCCCATACCGGAGCCCCGACCGAATCCCAGACCGAAGCCCATGATTTTTTAATCAGGTTTTTATCCTTTAAAATCGCGATGGTTAATAAACAGCTCAGCCACCCATCACAATAAATAATCTTCGGAGTAGGCTTTTTCAGCAAATCGTTGTAAAGCCATTTGATCCCTTCTTCGAAAGCAGGCTTGTCTATATCTCGTTTATTCCTGACATTATCAAAGAATAGATTAATCCATTCATCACGCGTTTCAAGCATGATCCTTTTTTGATCCGATGTTAATTCTGTTAGCATAATATTTACGTGTTTGAATTTTCAAATAACCTGCGCGGGCCTCGCGGATGGCGCAGGGCGAATCATTAACCTTAACTTACAAAAACCTAATGAACCAAATTGTACTGCAATCTGTTTTTGTCGAAGTCATTATTTATTGTGCCTTCTGGAATAGAGGTTGTTAATTGTGCATACGTAATAAATAGCCTTGCTTCCCCGTCATGGTCGTAAGACATTGCATGAACCTGAAGATCGGAATTGAACCGGTCGGTGTCATACTCTATCGTAGTTT